TTGTACTTGATCGTGGGGTCTTTCGTAAGTCTCAATGACAGTATCACTTTGTTCATCTTCTATCTCCTCCAATTCATCACATAAGTTATTTTCATCCACCGGAAACATCCAACAGTTACTTTCCGGGTTACGGCATGTCCCTTCCACCCGGCTTACACAATTCAAACAACTAACCACTCTCTACCCTCCTTCTCTGCTTATCCAACAACCGTCTCTCAAGATCATCAAAGTCATAAGTCCGCTCGTTTTCAAAATGGATTTTATCAGGTGGCCTGTCCTGTGGTTTACCCTTTGCGTGGTTCTCCCATGTAATGAGTTTCTGTTTCCAGTTGCGAACAGGTTCACCCTTGCTATCTATCCAATGCCCTGTATCAAAGTATTCAAAAAAGTCTTTGGGGTTTACGGGACTGTTGCGCTCCTTGCAATATGCTTCAACTTCCTCAAGCGAGGGCGGGGTAAACTTCTTCTTCTCTTTCGTAGTCTTATTCTCTTTCTCTTTCATATTCTCTTTCTTATTAGGTTTTTCATCCGTAACCATAGGTTTTGAATCAATAACCATAGGTTTTTCTTCTGTAACCATAGGTTCTTCTTTGGATGGTCTACCGCCTAACTTCCCGTTTTCTCGCCTTTTGTTTGAAGCATCCACATTAGCTTTCCATGATGCGAATATTCCGTATTCAAGTCCCGATAATTCCGGTTCGATATCATCCAGGGCATATCTTGAAATGGACTCTATAAGTCTTCTGAATGTTGCATCATCAACATCTCTTAATCCCTCTATAAATGATCTGTAGAATGTATAACTCTCTCTCATTACATTGTTACCTCTCCCACTTTTTGCATGACATACTCAAATACATCCTCTGCACACTTGTCTGGGTCTCTGTATATCTGACTACCGCTGAAGTGAAGCACATCATATCCGGCACTCTTCAAGTCCATGTCTCTCTGATTTCTTTTTTCTACCTGTGCCTTTGTCTTCTCATGGAAATCATGTCCGTCACATTCAATAACAAGCCTGTAGATATCATTGTTTCCATATGTCACCCACTCGGTACGCATGGGATCTATAAGGAAATCTGCATAGTAGGTTTTCCCATTTATGTTTATTTTCTCCTGTGGATATAAGGGAAGTATCTCCTCGTAAGGCTTGCTATACCGAAGAAGATGAAGTCTATACGCCAATGCGAATATTTCTTCTATAGGACTCTGGTATAAGCTTTTGTCGAAAGCGTCCCATGCCAGTACAAAATTGATTAGCTTATTGGCATCTATCGTGTTACTGAATAGATGTGTGAAAAAAAGCGTTCTCGATCTCTCTGACAGATAGTCAAACTTTGATAATATGTATTGTCCCTGCCCATACTCTAGGTTACTCACGCTGCACTCCTCAAAATGTACTGTCCCCAAACTTTTCTCATGCCGTTTTCATCTATCTCACGGTGCATGATAGTCTCGATCTTGTATCCTCTCTCCCTTAAGTCAGAGATTCTGGCACTGATCCTGTGTATGCCTAAAATTTCAAACGCCTGATATGTAGTTATTCCTCTCTTATGGCTCTTCAGATACTTAAGAAGCTGATTGCACTGCGACTTTGTATTGTTGTTGTTAAGTTTCATTCTTCTATCCTCCATTTTTTAAGTAGTGTTCCGACTGATATCCACTCGTTGTAAAGTTGCACAAAATCCTCAAAACTAAGCATTACCATTGGAGGCTCGTTATCTGCTCTCATGATCACAACCGGAAGATTGCCTTTGCCTTCTGCCCTAGCATCACGCTCGGCTTGGTGGTAAAACTCCATAACCGCTAATGACCTTCTTCTTTTGCACTCCACATGTAGACCTTCTACCTTTACATCCGGCGCCTGTCCTGTCTTACCCATGTGCTGTGCTGTCCTGAAAGCGTCATGTCCCCAATCCTTAAACAGGTGGACAACCTCTCTTTCAAATTTTGCTCCACGATCTCTGCTTATCTTGCTCATAGATAACTCACCCCGTATCTTTTCCTAAATGCTTCTCTTGCCTCTGTCTCGGTAACTCCGTCCTCTGCTATCTTGTGTTTTTCCCATGCGAGTTGCCCTACCATTCTTGACAAGGCTTCTGCCGGTGCATTCTCATGTATCTGCCACCTTTGACCATGCGGACTCATGTTGTGTTCTGCGTTCGTTAACGGTATCCAGAGGCCGTCTTGGTCTGCTAGTTCCCTTAATCCTCTTCCGAAAACAAGATGGTGCTTGCACTCTGCCGGGGCCTGTGAGAAGGCGGATATGTCCTCATACTCCGTCACTATGCTTTTTGCCATATCTTGTCTCCCATGCTGCCTGCATCTGCCTTATTTCTTCAGGAGTAGCAGTCTCAATACCCACGGCCTTACACTCGTCTACAGTTCCGGCAATCAACTGTGCCATCTCTGCGGTGTTGTAGGTATGACTCCCTCTGTAGACTCGGTAAAATATGACGTTCTCTGATTCGCTCTTGACGGGTTGACAGTGTAAATACTCAATCTCTGCCATCTTGTCTGTGGGTATATTGGCTTTCAGATAAATCATCTTGCCTTCATCGTCATACTCTGGCTGTCCGTAACTTGTGATCAGGTGATTCTTACAGGCAGCCATTGACAGTGGTGGTGACATTTTCTGTCTCAGTTTGTCACACAAGACATGGAAATAGGCGTTGCTGTCTAGGGATCTACGCTCTTTATGTTCCTTGACTTCCCATATCACGCCTGGCTTTAAGGCGTTCTGCTCGGTAAGATAGGTAACGGCCTGTAAATAATTGCCTATCATCCCTGAATAGCCTCCATGCACTTCTTTTTAAGGGCTTCATACTGTGCCTTGGTAAGGTTCATAAGGGACTCTATCTTGTAGTTACTCAGGAGTTTGTCCTTGTTGACGTTCGCTCTGGACACAAGATCCTCTATCTCAGCCCATTCATCCTCGGATATGCCGTCTGATGCATTCATCTTTGTGATCTTCTCCTGCTTGTTAGTTTGCTTGTGATACTCGTCCGTATCTGCGTCCTTGGTATCGTCAATAAGGAAAAGACCATTAAGGGCATACTTGCGGGCATAAGATGATGCTGTACCGGTTATCTGACTATCGTCCTGTCCCTTCTTATCAGCGGCTTCCCTTGCGAGTGCGCTATTGCTTATCGTCTGTCCGTCCTCTGTGTCTATAAAGGTTGCTGTGGCTTTCAGATAGTACCTATCTCCGTCCTGCTCTATGCTGTCCGTGATGATAAGTGTTGCCTTGTGCTTAACCAGCAGGGGTTTTACGCCCTCTAAAATATCCTCTAAGGATCTGTAGTTATACTTGCCAAAAGAGTTATATTTGCTCTTCGGTGCCTTAAGTTCGCTCTGTACCTTTATCAGCTTTTCGTATACGCTCATGCTTCTTCCTCCATCTTCTTTAATTCTTCCTCGGTAAAACACCAGTCCCTTATTGCCTTGTATGCGTGCTTCATGCCGTATTCTTTGTCGATACCTTTAAGGGACTCGGTCAAAGGGATAAGCCTCCGTATTCGCTCGACAATGACCTCTGCTTCGCTCTCTTTGCTCATATCTCCTCCTCCGGCTCCTCGTCCTCCTGTTCGTCAACGCACTTCTGACAGAACCACTCGCCGTAATCTCCTCGATCCCACCCTTCATCAGGATTTATCTTTGCCCCGCATCTCTCGCAGTGTGCATAGTCGATATTTCCTAACCGGGTTAAGTGGCTATACATCATTTCACAACCCTCCACGGGGCCTCCCAGACGGGGCCGTTGTCCATGTTGCACGCTGCTCTTAACTCGGTAAGCAGGTGATCATATCTGTAGGGCTTTGTGTTGCCGTGTTCGTCAAGTTCCGGGGACTTGTAAATGATGTTCTCCACCCTCTCCCGGAAGTCTGTAAGGTCTCTTATGATTGACTCCTGCCTTTTGACTATCGTTTCCAAAGTGGATATCGTGTCCATAAATGGCTTAAACTGATCACTCATGACTCTTCCTCCATTCTGTCCTTGTCCAA